CGTTTGTAAAGGAGATGTGGCCGGGATTTATACATGGCCGACACCATGCGTTGATGGCTAAGAAGTTTGAGGAAGTGGCGGAGGGGAAGGTAAAGCGGCTGATTATTAACATGGCCCCGCGTCACACAAAAAGTGAGTTTGCGAGTTACTTATTGCCGGCTTGGTTCTTGGGGAAGTATCCAGAGAAGAAGGTGATCCAGACGTCGAATACCGCAGAACTCGCTGTGGGGTTTGGCCGGAAGGTCAGGAACCTGGTGGATAGTGATCAATATACGAGGATCTTCCCGAATGTGGGGCTGAGAGCGGATTCTAAGGCGGCGGGCAGATGGGCGACGTCCCATGGTGGGGATTATTTTGCGATTGGTGTTGGCGGTACGGTGACGGGTAAGGGTGCTGATCTGCTGATTATTGACGATCCGCATTCAGAACAGGAAGCAAGATTGGCGCAGGGGGATCCAAGCGTCTTCGATAGTGTGTACGAATGGTATACGTCTGGCCCACGGCAGCGTTTACAGCCGGGCGGGGCGATTGTGATTGTGATGACACGCTGGTCGGACAAGGATCTGACTGGCCGGGTGTTGAAATCAGACTCGACTGAGTGGGAAGTAATTGAGTTGCCGGCTATTTTGCCGTCGGGAAATCCACTCTGGCCTGAATTCTGGCCGTTAGATGAACTTGCGGCGTTAAAAGAGGAACTTCCGCCGTATAAATGGAACGCTCAGTACCAGCAAAAGCCCACAGGTGAAGAGGGTGCGATAGTAAAGCGGGAGTGGTGGCAGCGTTGGGAGAGAGAAAGACCGCCGGGATGTGAATTTATCATCCAAAGTTGGGATACGGCGTACTCAAAAAGCCAGCGGGCTGACTATTCTGCGTGTACGACGTGGGGTGTGTTCCACTTAAATGAAGATCCGAGCGATGTGAACATCATTTTGCTGGATGCGTGGAAGGAAAAGGTGGAGTTTCCGGAGTTAAAGGCCATGGCCAAGCGGCTTTATGACGAATGGGAGCCGGATTCCTGCATTATTGAAGCAAAAGCAGCGGGTGCGCCGCTGATTCACGAGCTAAGACGTATGGGTGTGATGGTTCAGGACTACACACCGACTAGGGGGAACGACAAGTTCGTGCGTTTGAACAGCGTTACAGACCTATTTTCTTCCGGTAAAGTGTGGGCGCCCGAGACGAGGTGGGCGGACGAGGTAATTGAAGAGATGGCGCGGTTCCCGAACGCGGAACACGACGATCTGGTGGACTCCAGTGTGCAGGCGCTTATGCGATTTAGGCAAGGCGGGTTCTTGCGGCTGGACACGGACGAAGATGACGAGGATTTAGGCTTTCGCCGTAAGCGGAGCTATTACTGAGGATGAAACATGGCAACCAATTTTGACAAAGCTTTGTACCAAGCACCGGCTGGGCTAGAGGAAATGGAGCCGGAGATTGAGATTGAGATCGAAGATCCGGAGTCGGTGAGTATTGGGATCGGCGGCCTAGAGATTGAGATCGAAAAGGACGAAGAAGCTGACGATGAGTTCAATACCAACCTGGCAGAACGCCTGCCAGAGGACGTGTTGCAGGAAATCGCGGGCGATCTGCTAGGTGATTTTGACGATGACATCTCCAGTCGTAAGGATTGGATGCAGACGTATGTCGATGGCCTAGAACTATTGGGGATGAAAATTGAAGAACGGTCTGAACCGTGGGAAGGCGCCTGTGGTGTCTACCACCCGCTCCTTTCGGAAGCCTTGGTTAAGTTCCAGTCTGAGACGATCATGGAAACTTTCCCTGCCGCTGGGCCGGTTAAAACCAAGATCATTGGCAAAGAGACACCCGAAAAGAAAGAAGCCTCAGAGCGAGTCCGGGATGACATGAACTACCAGCTCACCGAGGTGATGGTTGAATATCGCCCGGAGCATGAGCGTATGTTGTGGGGCTTGGGCCTTTCTGGCAACGGGTTTAAGAAGGTTTACTTCGATCCAAGTCTGGACCGTCAGGTATCTATCTATGTACCGGCGGAAGATGTGGTGGTGCCGTACGGGGCGAGTAATTTAGAGACTGCGCCGCGTGTGACGCACGTAATGCGTAAGACTAAGAATGACCTGCGCAAGCTGATGGTGGCTGGCTTTTATCGAGATATTGATCTGCCAGAGCCTGAGAATGTGCTGGACGATATTGAGAAGAAGATTGCCGAGAAGATGGGCTTCCGGGCCACGACGGATGATCGGTACAAACTCTTGGAAATGCAGGTCTATTTAGATCTGCCCGGCTATGAGGATAAAGACGATGATGGCGAGGAAACTGGGATTGGGCTTCCGTATATTGTCACAATTGAAAAGACATCGCAGGAAATCTTGGCGATCCGGCGCAACTACCATCCGGAGGACGAGGGCAAGCAGAAGCGCTCCCACTTTGTCCATTATCCCTACATACCGGGGTTTGGATTCTATGCGTTTGGCCTCATACATCTTATTGGGGCTTTCGCTAAGTCTGGCACTAGTATCATTCGTCAGCTCGTGGACGCCGGCACATTATCCAACCTCCCTGGCGGACTTAAGACCAAAGGGATGCGAGTTAAAGGCGATGACACCCCGATTGCACCGGGAGAGTTTCGAGATGTGGATGTTGCGGCAGGAACGATACGAGACAATATCCTGCCTCTTCCCTATAAGGAGCCAAGTCAGGTCCTTCTGACCTTGATGAATCAGATCGTCGAAGAAGGGCGCCGTTTTGCCTCGGCGGCTGATCTGAAGGTGGCTGACATGTCGGCCAACTCGCCGGTGGGTACGACGCTGGCTATCTTAGAGCGCACCCTGAAAGTCATGTCTGCGGTGCAGGCGCGTATGCACTACGCGATGAAGCAGGAATTAAAACTGCTGAAAGAGATCATCCGCGACTACACCCCTGAAGAGTACAGCTACGAGCCGGTCGAGGGTACGCGCCGGGCGAAACAGTCTGACTACGATCAGGTGGATGTAATCCCAGTGTCCGATCCTAACTCGGCCACGATGGCGCAGAAGGTTGTGCAGTATCAGGCTGTGATGCAGATGGCACAACAGAACCCACAGATCTACGACATGGTGGAGTTAAACCGTCAGATGCTAGATGTTCTGGGTATTAAGAACATCGGCAAGCTGGTGCCGGGCGCAGAGGATCAAAAGCCAAAAGATCCTGTGTCTGAAAACATGGCCATCATGAATATGAAGCCGGTGAAGGCGTTCATCTACCAGGATCATCAGGCGCACATTCAGGTGCATACGTCTGTGATGCAGGATCCGAAGATCATGCAGGCGATTGGTCAGAACCCAAATGCCCAAGCGATGCAGGCGGCCATGATGGCGCACATTGCAGAACATACGGCGTTTGAATATCGCAAGCAGATCGAAGAGATGCTGGGCGTTCCGCTGCCAGAGATGGACAAGGAATTGCCGCAGGAAATGGAAGTCGAAGTGTCTCGGATGATGGCCTTGGCGGCAGGCAAGTTGTTGCAGAAGGATCAGGCAGAGCAGCAACAGCAGCAGGCGCAGGAAGCAGCGCAGGATCCGATTGTCCAGATGCAGCAGCAGGAATTGCAATTGAAGCAGCAGGAGCTGGAGCTGAAGAAGCAGAAGCTTGCTATTGATCTGGCTGAAAAGACTGACCGTCTGCGGATTGAGGAAGAGCGGATCGAGGCACAGAAAGAGATTGCAGGTATGCAGGTTGGCGCCAAAACCGCCAAAGACAAAGCAGATCTTGAGGCAAAGATGGAGCTAGAGGGCGTCAGACTCGGCTCTCAAATGGCCAAAGATCAAATGGCAATGAATCGTCCACAGTTACCAAAGCCGACAAGAGGTGAGGAGTAATGTATGGAAAAAACGCTGGAAGTACTGCTAGAGCAAATCAGGCAGAAGCGACAACAGATAGTTGAGGCCGTGTCCACCAACGCGGCTAAGGACTATGCAGAGTACCAAAAGCTCTGCGGGGAAATCAGAGGCTTATCAATAGCCGAAGGTTTCATTCTTGATCTAGCAAAACAAATGGAGTTTTCTGATGACTGAGATTGCCATCGCCACAGACAGCGGTGAAGTATCCACTCTGCCCCAAACCGCAGAGGAAAAGGGCAAACAGCTTCCCGAACCGACGGGCTATCACATCCTGGTAGCGTTGCCGGAAGTGGAAGATAAGTTTGACAGTGGGTTAGCAAAAGCGGACACCACCATGCACCATGAACAAGTGCTGGCTACGGTGTTCTTCGTAGTGAAATTGGGACCGGACTGCTACAAAGATGAGAAACGGTTTCCAAACGGTCCGTGGTGCAAGGAAGGGGATTTCATTCTCGCCCGTCCTAACTCTGGCACCCGTCTGAAGATTCACGGTCGTGAGTTCAGGCTGATCAACGACGATACGGTGGAGGCAGTAGTAGATGATCCACGCGGTATTAGTCGCGCTTAATAAGGAGAAACGTGATGGCAAATCAAATGCAGATGGACGAATTTGAGTTTCCTAACGAAAAAGAGCAGAAGGTAGAGGCTGCGCAGGAAGACGAGTTTGAGATTGAGATTGAGGACGATACGCCCGAGGTTGACCGTGGCCGACAGCCTCTGCCCAAGAAT